TACTTATCAAGCAGCTTTAGATAGACAAGATTTATTAAAACATTGGACTGGTAAGTCTGAAGGAGAAATAAAACCATTTTATTTAAAAATTTTAAATCCAGAATCTACAAAAGATGTTGGAAATGATAAAAATTGGTCAGGGCAAGAATTTATTGCTACTAAAAATGGGAATGACGGTTTATTTTATGAGAATAAAAATGAAGATAAAGGAAGTGTAAGTTATGTAGTTTGGAATCCTACCAAAATCAAATCAGCTACCGGCAACGATGGCAGTTTTGACCCAAACGATCCGGATATACGTTTCCAAGTAGTACCCGAAAAACCCGAATTCACAGGGCAACCCATAGGCCAATACGCGCAGGAAGTAGTAGCACATAACGAAGCAGCCACCACGCAGCAAGTTACAGGCGGAATGCCAGCAGCCCAAAGACTTGATAATTTGGGAGTGAGTGAAAGTAGATTGACGAGAACAAACACCCCTCCTATTAAGCCTATACACCCAGCAGGAACAAGTTTCTTGAAAGTGATTGAAGACAATAAGAAGTACGACAAAGAGCTTAAAGAGTGGCAGAAAAAAAACCTCGAAACACTTGCAGCAGGAACGCCGGTTGATATTGAACTTTTGAACAAGAAAGTAAATCAAACAAATGCGAAAATTTGGGAAGGATTGGCTGACAGTCAGAAACCAGTTAAGAAATGGCAGGACTATTTGACAAGTAAGGGAGTAACTATCAAAGACAACGATAATTACTACATGAGGTTTACTATGGTTCAATCGCGCATAGAGCAACTTTACAACCAATATGAAAAGAACATTGTCAATCCGTTTGTAAAGACCTTAGAAGCGTTTAAAGACTTGAAGTTGGACTACCAAGCCGTAGCGGATTATGCAAAACTGAAACACGCTGACGAATATACGGAGCATATCGCAGGTAAAAAAGGCGTAAAACTTACAGCAGATTTGGACTTTGCAGGTAAAAAAGTGATCGAAGAACGTATAGGAATGAGTGCCGAAGACTACATTAAACAAGTGGAAGACTTAGCAGGAAACCTTATACCTACACTTTGGAAGCAAATAAAAGAATTAACTGAATTTTCGTTGAACGAAGAAGTACGCTCAGGGATGAGAACTATTGAATCGGCCAACGAAATAAAGAAAACCTTTGAATATTACGTTCCACTTAAAGGACACGCCGACCCAACCGCAGAAGTGGCATGGGATTACAGCACCGAAAGAGGACAATACTTTGTAAGTGCAGTAAAAGAAGGAAAAGGCCGTAGAAGTGAATCAGCAGACCCATTCTCGTACATTATTCAGGCAGCACGAAGCACCATTGGAGCATCGGAACAAAATATATTATTACAGACTATTTTAAGAACCGCAGAGCTTGACACAACAGGTTCGACCTCGATAACCAAAACATGGTTTGTAAAAGTAGATGAAGAAGTGGACGAAGACGGAAACGTAAAAGCGATATTCGAAGTGGAGCCGGAAGTTCCTTTCGAAGATACCGACACCCAAGAGACTTATAATGCTAAAATAGCAGCTCACGAAAAGAAGATGCAAGCATTGGCCGAAGCAGGCGAAGCGTACAGAGGACGTATTCCGAAACTTGACATTGGAGTGTGGATAAAACCAACCAACGTACACGAACACGAAGTACAAGTACGACGTAACGGAGAGATGTACACAGTAAGGTTCAACACCGCACCACGTATTCCGCAAGCCATTAATAAAGTGAATTACAGGTATTACGATGGCGTAGTAGGACAAACATTTAAGTACATTGGAAACGCTACCCGATTTATGGCAGCCACTAAAACAATGTTCCGACCAGCGTTTATCTTTATTACTAACCCTTTGAGAGATATGCACTATGCTATTAACGCAGCATTTATCGACGAAGGGCCGCAATTTGCAGCGCAGGTAGCAGCTTATTTCCCATTGGCAGCAATGACACTTACAAAAAGAGCATTGGGACAATCGAATTTAAGTAATAAGTATGATAAAATGCTTAACGATTACTTATTGAACGGTGGAAAGACCGGAATAAGCAAGATACTTGAACTTAAACAAGTGGAGATTGACTTACAAGATAAAATTTCCAAGAAGCCACACCCACTAAGAGGAGCGCAGCACGTATATCAGAGCATAAGTGAGATAACAGAAAACCAAGCAAGACTTGCCGTTTATTTTGCAGCTATCAATAAAGGTTATTCCTCGTTGAGAGCTACATATATGGCTAAAAATGCTACTTTGAATTTTGACAAACATGGAAACGGACGTAACGGACTAAGGGAGTTAAAGAGTTTAAAAGCTTTTGTGAATGTAGGTTTTCAGGGATTGGATAATATCTATACAAAATCAATGCTAAACGAGCAAACAAAACGCAGAGCAGCAATAGCTTTAACTGTAAATATAGCCGCAGGAGCTTTGTTAGTTTCAACATTGAGTTCGATAGTATGTAGTTTGTTTGGAGAGGACGATGATAAGTGGATTGATGACTTTTCGAAGTTAAGCGAATATGAGAGAAACAACAATTTCTTATTGTGGACACCTTCAGGAGTTTTAAAATATCCATTAGCGCAAGAGTTTAGAGCTTTCCACGCTTTAGGCATGGATGCTATGATGTGGAAAAATGGCAAACAAACAGGATTGGAGACAGCTATTAACTTTGGAAAAGCTATTTCCTCGCTTATGCCTTACAATCCGGTTGAATCAACATTCGACATGGATTTAAAATCGCCATACCAAATACCAGCAGCAGTTTTGGGAGGTACGGTTGATTTATTATCGCCAATCATGGACTTATCAGTGAATCTTAACTTTATGGGCGGAAGTATCTACAAGGAAAACCAAGGCGATAAACCAGGACATATGAGAATTAAAACCGATTTGAAAGGCGAAGCATTTGCACCTCAATCTATGGTTGACTTTTCGGAATTCTTAAATAGAATCACTAAAGGAGACGATGTGGAAAAAGGATGGTTAAGTCCGAACGCTGATGTACTGAATCATTTAATGAACGGTTATTTTGTAGGACTGTACCAACAACCGCTTACAGTGATTGAATCGGCCTATAAGATGGACGCATCAGAGTTTATTCCTTCGGCAATATGGAAAGGCGCAGAAGATATTAAAAACCGTAACAGTGGCGTTAATGAGAAGTTTTACGAAGCATCGGACGAACTAAAAGCAACCGGAGCCAAAATAAACGAATCGCAAAAGTTACTTATTTCACTGAAGCGCGAACTTGAATACGGAGAGATAGACCAAGAAAGCTACAACGAACTAAGTAAAAAGTACATGGAGAAAGCCAACCCGATGAATAACACTGATTATTACAACCGAACAGGAGTAATGACAGTTGTCGGACAGCTACAAGACGAAGCCAAGACAGCACCAAAAACCGAAAAACAACGCTTTATTAATGAGATAGGCGAATTGAAACAAAGTTTTGTGGAAGGACGTGAGCCAAGTTCGTACAACGAAATAAAAGCGATTTACGAAGGTAAAGTGAAAATGGTAACAGACTACAACGATTTTAAAGAAAACGGCGGAGACAAAATAAAAGAACTCGAAAAACTTGACAGAGAATTGAGTTTTGAAGTTGGACGTATAAAATCAATAAAATCAATAATAAATAGTATTGAAAAATCCATTAATGACCCGAAGACAACCCCCGAAAAGAGAAAACAATACGAACAACAAGCAATTGAAATAATGAAGGAGCTATGACAGACTTTAGAAGATTAAACAAGAAAACAATTGGGTACACAAAAGAGGTAGCCCAATTTAATTCCGTATCGAGCGATGATAATAAGTTTAAGATATGGAAGTACTCAAACTTATGGAGTAATTTGTCGGAAGCCCGAAAGAAACGAGAACGCGCCATACGGTACGCAATAGGCGACCAGTATTCGGACATGATAAAAGACGAATTCGGACTAAGTAAAACCGAAGGACAGCACATCATGGATCAAGGGAAAGTTCCCATCTCTCACAATCTGATAGCAGGGCAGGTAAATACAGTTATAGGACAGTTCAGACAAAACCAAACCGAACCATCATGTATAGCACGAGACCGGGACGAAGCCAAATTGGGAGAAATGATGAGTATTGCTATTCAGTATGCTTATCAGACCAATAAACTTTGGGAGTTGGACGCACAAACTTTGAGAGAGTTTCTTATGAGTGGCGTAGCTATTCAGAAAGTAGGTTACAGGTGGAACAAAACAAAACAACGAATGAGCGAACACATTGACTTTGTTACATTACCCCGATTTTTCTTTAACGGTGATATTGAAGACCCACGAGGAGGAGATTTTACTTGTATGGGTGAAATACTCGACATGAAGTTGGCGGACATACTCTCTAACTTTTGCGCAGGAGACAGAGCTAAGGCAGTGAAAATATCAAAATATTACAATGAGATTGACGAACACACCATAGTTTCGGCTTATTCAGCCCTTACACGAAACAAAACACAGCATCTTTCATTCTTTGTTCCGGCAAACCGTGATATATGTAGAGTGATATGTGCATGGGAGTTGGAGAGTAAAGAGCGATTAAGAGTACACGACACATTAAACGGTAAAGTATTTTTGACCGAGCTTGACGACTTAAAAGAAGTTGAGAACCAAAACGCACAGAGAATACGCGAAGCCCAAGCACAAGGAGTAATGGCAGAAGACGTTCCTTTAATGGAATATCAGTGGTTTTTAGACCAGTATTGGTATGTGCGCTACTTGACCCCCACAGGAGAAGTATTGTTCGAAATGGAAACACCATACAAACACAAAGACCATCCTTATACTGTAAAGATACAGATGATAGACGGACAGAACTTTTCGTTTGTGGATTCGATACTTGAATTGAACCGTGGAGTAAACCGATTAGCAACACTTATCGACTTTATGGTATCGGCAGCCCCCAAAGGATTAATGATATTCCCCGAAGAAGCATTGGCAAGCATGAGCAAAGAAGATATTATTCAACAATACTCAATGCCAGGCGGAGTAGTATTTGCGAAGTTAAAAGGACTTGATGCCGGAATGATGCCACAGATTATAAGTCAGAACGCATCGAATGTAGGAGCTTACGAACTACTTAACCTTTATATGACATCTATGAAGGAAGTATCAGGAGTTTACGGAGCAATACAAGGACAAACAGCACAAGCAGGAACACCAGCAAGTATGTACGCGCAGCAAGCCCAACAGAGGCCACTAACTTACTTGACTTATTAGAAACGTTTAAATCGTTCCGCGAAGATAGGGATTTGAAGCTAATGCAGGTTATACAACAGTATTACGACAGTCCGCAGTATATAAATTTGGCAGGAGCCGACTACAGCGAAGAAGCGAAGTGGTACGACCCAGAGAAGATACGCGATACACAATTCGACCTTGTAATAAACGAAGCATCGAACACACCAGCTTTCAGAACCATAAACAATACTATGCTTATGGAAATGTTCAAAGTACAAGCTATTGGAGTGAAGGAGCTTTTAAAGGTAGGTAGTTTCCCATTTGGTGATAAGTTACTTGAATTGATAAGCGAACAGGAAAACGCCATGCAGCAAGGACAACAGCCACCCGGAATACCGCAGGAACTTCAACAGCAAATTCAGGGAGGTATGGATCCGAACGCTCAACAGTTAATGCAGAGAATGCAATAATAAAAAAGGGTATCGTAAAACGCGATACCCTTTTTTCATACTATTAAATGTTTCAATTCAAATTCAATAAATTCTTTTCCCTTTGGTACTATTTCGGTATCGACAACGCCCCGGCGGATTAACTTATCATTAAATCCGTACTTTGTAGCCAAAATATCTTGTGTTTGTTTTATGGCATTATCCCAATCGCTCAAAGTAGAACTAAAACCGAACTTCAAATAAATCTCGTAAGGAGGTTCAGGGAGTTCAATTTTGCGAGGTAATAACCACAACATCTTTTGTGTGTATGCTTTATACTTGTCAGTCTTGTAACGTTGACCTTTCCACGCATCATTCACACTCAACGGTTTTACATCTACCCTTGTCATAAAAATATGTATTTTCGGTTTTTCCTTCCGTACCACAAAATCCATTTACCATCCGCTATTCCTATTCGAGGAACGAAAATGAGTTCTATAACAAGTATCAGTACAAGTAGTTCGATAATAGTAAGTATCGAAGCAAGAATTAGTGTTTTCATACCGCTTTTAAAAAATAAACTGATTTTCTATCCATACGTTCGTGTGCAAAACATCGGGGACGTTCGCTGAAGAACGGACTACATTTAGAGAGAAACACACACGAATTACAACCCATTCCGGTAGATTCAACACATTTCACTTTAAAGCCGAGCGTTATTGTACGTTCGCCAACTTCTATAAACGGTGCTTCTTTGCGTATTTTAACCATGATTTTTGTTTTTCTTTACGCTCCTCGATAGATAGAGCAGGTTTATCGTTCAGAGAAAGTTTGGTAACGTAGAAACATTCGCGCATAAGGTCGAGATGACAGACGTTTTGTTTCATCATTCCAGCGCGTTTAAGAAGTTTTACATCGTCCCTGCACAATGTTATCAACTTGTTATTTGCATCGGGTAGAACATAATACCTTTTATTAAACGCGCCTTGTTTTACATCTGCCACATTAGCTGCAATTCTTAATTGAATTTTGCGCCGGAGTATTCGTAAATACTCTTTGAGAGTTACTTGTTGCATCTTTGTTTGTTTTTAGTTATTTTATTTTTTGCGTAAGACTTTATTTTTCTTGTGTCGAAAGTATCAACTTCTTCGTTTTTAATTCTTAGTATGTTATATCCCAATGCTTCGTACACTACATCTTTCATTGTATCGCGCATCTTTTGGTCGGGGCGCGAGTGATAACCTCCATCAATCTCAATTAGTAGTCCGTATTTCGGTATAAAGAAATCGGCAGTAAAAAACCTACTCTCTAATACCACAGGATAAACGAAACTAAACCGTATATTCCTGAAAATTAATTTTTGTATCATTAATAGTTCAGCAGGAGTTGGATTTGCTTTCTGTTTACGGACAGCTTCGATAATGTTTCGTTGGTATTGCATTAGAATCTAATTACGTCTTTAATACTAAGCGAATTATATTTTATAGTTAAGTCAATTTTCATTTGACCAGATAGTCCTTTTGGAATTTTATTTCTTCCAAATAAAAGGCTACTTCTTACTTTCTCTCCAAAATCTTCAAGACTTTTTTTGTCTTTTTTTGAAATAACGTAATTTATATCTTTTCCCATAATTACATACTTGACATTCCTACTATTTTCTTTGCTTTGTACTCACTTTGTTTCACTACTTCGGGTAGTGGCATATCTTTATAACAGATATGCAGTCCGATAGCCCTTGTCATTACCATATCATCGTGGCATTTGTCGGCAGCTCCATACGTTCCATCATCTTTCAACTCAAAAACATCCATTTCCACACACGCCGTATCGTTCTTTTCGTAGTACAGGACATCTCGAAGGCATTTTTTCATATTAGCCACTACCAACGGTTTTGTTTTTGTGTTAGTATGGAATCCGTACATACGAGGTTTACCCTCTTTAATCTTGTCTTCGGGAGTACGCGAATACAGATTAGAATAATAGTCTTTAATTTCAGAAAGAATGTATTCCGAGTGGTCGCCTTCGGTATGTTCTGTTTCTAAGGTATTACTTTCAATCACTAACAGTGCATCGTTGTAATACTTTGCAATTTGAGCCGAACGCCAAGCAAGAATATCATGTGCTGTATGGTCGTGCCATTCGGCCACTACTTCGGGATTACCACCAAACATCATCTCGTAACGGTCGAAAACCAAAATATCGCTATAATCCGCCGTTTCGGAAGTTCCACCAATATCCACAACAACTACATATCTATTCGAAACCTTTTCATCCTTATCAGGGTGTACCCACACTTTGAAACTCTTATTTACTTTTACTAACCGAATGTTAGTAAGCGCATCTAATTTTGAATCGCCATCGGCTTGTAAATCACCAACAAAAATTGGTTCAGTACACATTTTGCGCATACGGTCCACATGGGGCATCGGGAATACTCTTTTTCCGGTAGACTGAAACGCTTCAATATCGTTGGAAGGAAACTCACTTTGCACACGCCAGTGTTCCATTGTTTTGAGTTTACCTATATACCAATTTATTTGCTCTAAGGTAGCACCGGCATACCATAAGTATTGAAGGTACTCACTGTCTTTACCCTTATAATACACATCCCAAAATTCATCCCAATTGGTAATTTCTTTTGAGTAACGTTCCACAAAGAACCACGGAAGGAATATAGGGCGTAAATCGCTTTTGCCTTGTTTTGCCGCTTGCCATTGCTCGTAGAAGTAATTACCTGTACCTTTGGGCGAACTTTCCAATCCGAAGACTGTATAAGCCACATCATCCATACCACCACGAATAGCCTGAATTAAATCTTCGGGCGTTTTTCCAAGTGTTGTTTTCCAAAGCCCGACTTCAGTGCAATGACTTGACGAGTTATCGGCAGCTCTCACATTTTCGGGGCGTTGCATGGAACCGGTTGAAATCTTGCAATTCCTTTCAGTTATGATACGTGTTTTATTCGAACCCTCGAAAGGTAGAATATCGTACTTCACATTTCCTTTAGTAAATACAGCCGGAATGTTTTTAATGATTTTATCTTGAACCCCACGAATGTTAGTAGCCTGGTTCTCAACATCGCCGCAGACAAGTGAATTCCACTGTTCGAAAACACACATCTGCACCCACGTATTGAAAGCCGTAACGATAGTTGTAATAAAAGCCTGACGACATTTAACCACTATAAATCGAACAGGACGTTGAGCAAACCAATCTTCTAAAATTGGATAAAGAACTTCTCTTTGCGTTTTGGAAGGAATAAGAACATCGTCTTTTGGTTTACTCTTAATCTTGATAAGTGCAAAAGTAGCCATCCAATACTCACAATCGTGTTTGAACCGCTCTTTGACGAATTGTATCTTAATATCCTGCTCGTATTCCTCTAATTTATACTTCTTAATGTACTTATCGAAAGAACCACAGCGTATAAGGTTACGAATCCAGCCTACTTTAATAAACGAATCAGGCAAAAACAGCGTACCAATTTCGCTAATCTTTACCCGATAGCGTTTTCCCCAAGCTCCTTCGCCACTGATAGGGTCGTAAGGAGGTTGGATTTTACGCTTTTCGTTTTCTTTAAGTAGGTCGTGGTTCATATAGAATTTAAAAGTTCAATTTCCTTTTCGGTAGAAAGTCTTACATCAAACAACTCGTAATGCGCATCTAAAATTACCCCTTTATCAGCAGTTACAGTATTTGTTTTTACGTCCAACACAATATCAAAGTGAAATAGTTGGTGATTTGAATCTTCATCCAACCTTCCGATTATATTTCTGAATCTACTGTTTATGGTTACAATATTTCCGACTTTGAAATTTTCTTTTCCCATTTTAATTCAAATTTACGTGTTCGCCAGTAATACACTTTTGAAAGAACTCATTTAATAGTTCTTGTTGAAGTTCAGGAACTCCGGTAGAGTTTGGATAGATATACTCCAAAGCCTTTTTAGTGAACTGTACAGAGTACTGAAATAGCTCCGCATCGGTCATCATTCTGAACTGTGATAAATCTTCGATAATAAGAGCAGCCGTTTGTTCCGGGTGTTCGCCTTGTACTATTGCATTTGGATAGTACTTCTTAATAACCTTCATCAGGTTTGTTGTTTGTTTTCCCATTGTTTAATATTTATCATTTAAAATCATGTTTAAAAATTCTTCTCTAATCTCATTTAATCGCTTCCGTAATTTATCAGGCTTATTGGATAAAAGCCACTTAAAACGCTTCTTCGTTGTTCGTTTCATAACTCATAATTATATATTGTTATTAATACTGCCAAAATAATTGCAGCCAATGTAATTCCAAAAATTAAACTCCATAAGTGCAAAGCGATATTTACATTCGCAAAATAGCCTATAACACACGATAGAGTGATAATTACAGCGTTTTTGATATAAGCCTTTAGTGTGAACTCTTTAACTACATACACAAACCCAAGCATCGCAAACAGAACTCCACTCGCTCCTTCGGTTGGAATTATTTTTTCGGATAATAGAGCAGCACCCACAGCTAACGGAATAGAAAGGTAGAAAATCCATTTAGCCTGGATAATATCCCACAACTTCCAAAACACAAACATATTCAGAAATAAGTGTACGATATTGGCATGAACGAATATATACGTAAAATAGGTGTACCATTCGCTACTAAAGTAAAATCCTAAGTGAAGTGGTGTAATCCAATTCAAAATAGATAATACTGTACAGATGGTTATAAATGCGTATTTCATACAGCTTTATATAAAGGGTTATTTAATCCGTTGCGTTTCACGATTAAACCTTCATTCACCAATCTAATCAACTCATCTTCGCAGCCCTGATATAGCGATTTTAATTTAACCTCAGAGTGATAATTCTTACTATCACGTTTCAAATACTCATACAGTCTCATATTCTAATATTTTTTCTTAAAATGTTACGAGCCGATAAAGGATGTAGGTAAAATTTAGGAGCTTCGCTTTCGATTGACATTCTGATTAAAATTTCTCTTTTGTATAATGGAAACTCCTCTTTAATCCTAAGAAACACACCGTATAAGTCTTTGCACTTTTCAACCTGCCTTTGCGATACTCTTATACACTCACCACGCTCCATATTATTGATAATCCTACTCCCCTCATCAAAACTTACATAAAACGATTTTGCAGGTTTATTTACTGTCATTTCAAGTATGCTATCTTGTTTTACATTTTGCCCTGTTTGATACAAAATAGAGAAATAGGCTTCACGTAAATCAGCAATAAATTCAGCGTGTTTACACTTATCTAATCGCATATCGTTTTTATTTGCAAATATCAGTAAAAAAAGTAACTATTCAACAATTTTACATCACGTTTCAACAAAAATCTATCAACAATTTAGTGTTTTTTTGTGCAATCATTACGCAAGTAACAAAAAACACTGAAAAATGGAAGAAATTATTAACGAAGAAGTCAAAACATCATCGAAAGATATGGTTCTTGAACGACTGCAAAAAATGTTTCCGGATGTAGACGAGGAAACAATGTATGCAAAGTTTATGGAATTTATGGACGATATGGAACGCGCTTCGGCAGCTCATGCTGAACTCGGACAGAAACTTACAAAACACCCAAAGGCAGCTTTAATGCTTGCCGATATGATGGACGGAGCGCATCCAGCCGTTGCCATGAAACGCCGCTTTCAGGATGACGAATTAAGCGTAGATGAAGGAACAGAAGAATACGAAGCCTTACTTAACGCAGAACGCGAACGACTTGCCGACGAAGAAGCATCAGGACAAATGCAAGCAGAATATCAAAGTAACTTGCAAGCAAGCGCATCGGACGTTCAAGCCTTCAAAGATGGCAAGAACCTGACCGATGAACAGTTCGCAGAATTCCTCGAAACTTGCATTGAATTGACAGGCGATTTGCTATCAGGTAAACTGAATAAAGACCTATTGGACATTCTTTGGAAAGGTCGTAATTACGACACCGATATGGCAAACGAAACAGCACTTGCCGAAGATAGAGGTTCTATCCGCGAACGCAACAAAAAAATTGAAGCCGAAAAAGTACGCATGAAAGGTGATGGACTACCATTGGCGCAGTCATCGGCAGTGAAAGACACGAAAACCAACATCCCTTACCGGAAATCTGTTTGGGACAAATAAATAATAACAATCAAAAAAAAGGAAAAATGAAAAAGATTTTTGGAATTTTCAAAAGCACAAGTGCATGGATGTTGTTGCTCACATTAGCAATGGCATTGTTTGGAGTAAACGACGTATCGATGGCCGCAGGTGTAGCCGGGACTGATGGAGCAGGTATTCACATCTCAGGTGGCAACCCACTTAACACGGAAATAATTAAAACGGATTCGCCCGATTTATTATTGCCTGACATTGATGACCGTGTAACTAAAATTAGTCCGTACAAAAACCCGATTGACCAATTAGCGCGTTTGGTAGGCCGCAAAATGAAATCGAACGGTATGGAGTACAAACATTACTCGGTGGATATTAGCCCGATTAAAGGAGTTGTTTCTGTTTCATTGGCAAACCAGACAGCAGCCACTTCGGAATTGAACGTAACTAATCACAAGCTATTTAATATAACCGATACTATTACGGTAAAAGGCGTTAAAGGCTATTTGGAAGATGGAACTACTCTTTCTGTTGCCGACTTAATGCTCTATATTGCTGGTAAATCCGTAGCAGGAGTATTGACGGTTGTACCTGTAAATGGTAAATTAGTAGTTTCTGAAAAATGCGTACCTAATATTGCACAGGACGCCGAAGTTTATCTATTAGGCACAGCAGCAGCCGAAGGCGATATTCGTTCGTACCAAAACGCAGCATTGCCATTACCCGAAACCGGCTATTGTCAGATTTACAAAATGGAGGTTGGAGAAACCACTATTGCGCAGATGACAAAGAAAGAAGTAGATTGGAGCTTGGACGACCAAATTGAAATTGGCGTTACTAAACTTCGCTCGGCAATTGAACGCAGTTCGTTGATTGGTGTAAAAGGTAAAACAGTAGTTCCGAATAAGAATATTCCTATATATACCACACAGGGTATTTATTGGCAAATTACAAAATCAATCCAAGTACCATCTTCTCCAGATAATGCAGACTTGATTGATATGTCGAAAACTATCTTTACCGGACAGAGTGGTTCGAACAAAAAGATTTTATTAATGGGTTCGGCATTTAACGCGGCTATTAGTAAAACCGATCTTGTAACAAAACAACTTCAATCGAACAATACAGAAGTAATTTGGGGTATCACATGGAAGAAAATTTCGACCAATTTTGGCGAATTAGTTTCATTGCCTTACGATTTACTTGATGCACTTGGACGAAGTGATGAAGCTATTGTTATCGACCCTGACTTCTTGGATAAATGGACTTTAATTCCTTTCGGTTCTAAAGACATTGACACCAAAACAAATGGAGTATTCGATGGTGACATTAACGTAACCACAGAGATTAGCTCTATTTGCCTTCGCTACAAAAACGCACACGCGCGTTTGAAATTATTTTAAGTCATAATTTATAATTAAAAAAGGCAGCAGCTTGATTGTTGCTGCCTTTTTTTAAAACTACTACCATGCTAAAAATATATAAATGCAAGGATATGTGTGCATCTCTTTTGTTCAAAAAAGAAGACGGAAAGCACGTTCGTATCTTATTTGAAGGCGGAACACAGCCACGTTATGAGGGCATATTCTCAACCACAGACGAAGCGATTCAAAAACTAATTGAAACAGACAAGCGATTTGGAGAATACCTTACATCGTTTATTTTCTTGTACAAACAATACCCCACAGAGGGAGAAGTGAGTACCGAAAAGAAGACACCAACCCCCGTACCCGAAGTAAAGAAAATCGGATTTGTAGAAGCCAAACAGATGTTGATTGAAAAAGGCATTCAGGCAGACAACTTAAAGAATTTTGCACAAGTAAAAAAAGAAGCGAAAGCATTTGGAATTGAGCTATGACAAAGACAGAAATCATACGGAGAGTAAAAATACTGATGGAGGAGCTAACACCATTCGACGATGGATTGATAGTTCTGAATTCGGACGTTAAGCCTATTGAGAGCTATATAGAGGAAACAATACAACCGACATTCGACAATTTATTGTTGTTTTGCCCTTTGCATCTTACTACCCCTGTATACTTGCCAGCTATGACCGACAAAACGGACAATGGCCGCAAGATAGGATTTATTACTATTCCCGAAGATTTTATTCGTATTCATACCATTAAGATGAAAGGTTGGGAAAGGCCTGTACACAGACCGATAACAATCGAAAACCCCGACTATCTTAAACAACTCAACCTTTACACACGAGGTGGAAGCGCAAAACCTGTAGTGTTGAAGCGCGAGAAACTTGAACTGTACACCTTTAGTTTGACCGACGAGATTGAAACAAAGACGTACGTACAAAGCCAGGATATAAACGAAGTATTTGAGGTAAACGAGAAACTTTACGAGCCGCTTTGCTTTATGGTAGCATCAAACGTGTACGCTGTATTTGGAAACAAACAGGCGGAATATATGGCAATGCAAGCACAAAACCTACTCAAATTAGAATTATGATTAAGTTAGAAACCATATACGAAGGAAGTACCTTTTACGGGGCAGAGATAGCACTGTGGGAAGATGAGATAATTCCGGTAGAGCTTGAAAGTGCGAATATAATCATGCACATTAAACGCAAAGGAGAAGATGAACCCGTTCAGATATATTCTTCGGAAAATGGAAAGCTAACGATCGAGAATAATGTGATAACTATTCCAGAGCATAAACCGACACTTGAATTTGGAAAATATGTGTTTGACTTTAATATCCAATTTTTTGCCACTACCGAAACAGGCGTAGCAGGTGGAGAGTGGGAAATACTTAATCCGGTAACGCACAGATGAGAACATATACAGTAAACCAAACAGTACGTAAATACACCTTAGACTTCAACGGAATACGTTGGAGAAATACCGCAATGGGTGAAACGCTCACTACATTGCAGGAAATGGCCGATGCTTTACCCGGATTCTTGTATGATTTCGACTTGATAGATAACCACCCCGATATGGGCGTGAATGTAGGTTCGCTATTGGTATTTAAAGACGGAGAAGGCGGAACAAATCATTTGGCAGTAGCAAACGATACACTGTGGGTTAAAGTAAACGGAGAGTATAAAAACGTTTGGGCAAAAAGCACATCGGAAGAAATTACCGTAACCGATTGGAAAGATATTGAATTTAACGGAGAAGGAAATTATGTACTCACTGACATTTCGACATCCCTTAACCGACCAACTATATTCGACACTCCGCAGGAAGGAGCTTCCTATAAATACAACTGTATTCTGACAGGATTGGAAGACCAAACAGCCCTATTATTTAGAGGACACAAAAAATACGTTTGGGATTTAAAAGCAGATACCTTTAGCGAAATGGCAAGTGGAGGTTCAGGAACAGGCAGCTCCGACACCTACACCAACCTCACCCCAGTACCCACAGCAGTAGGAGGAATACCAAAAAACGCAACCTTTAACGCCAAAACAATGCAAGAAATGTGGGACGCATTACTTTACCCCGACACACCACCATCAGTAACCGACCCAGGATATACACTTACTAACAGTTGGGGGAAAACCTTTGCCGAAGTAGGCGCAGAAATAGATATAACCTTTGGAAACGTTTTCAGTCCCGGATATATCAATCCTTTGTGGGTATATAACGAAACAACAAAATTGTGGGCAGCCACAGCCAATGTGCCACGCGTAGGAACTTCGCCAGATGCACCACAAGGTTCAGAGTTAGGCACACCATCGTACTATCCAATAGAAACCACACCCGTAGGACTATTAGTAGACACAGATAGGTATAAAATTGCATTTGGTTCAAACACATTTCAGCGCACAGCCACTTTTGCAGAGGGACCACAACCACGCACAAGTAAAGGAAATATTTATAAGGAACCCTATCCAGAAGGAACATTAACAGCCAGCGTAACCATTATGGGAGTATATCCAATTTATGCCACAACTATAAATGTAACAAGTGTGCTTGGCAAAAAACAAGCACTTCAAAACCACCATTCGGAAATAGTTGTAGATATGGCTGCCGAAGTGGGCGGAAAACAGAAAATATGGATACCAAATAGGGTAACTATTGGAGGAACAATATACCAACTTTGGAATATAAACTATTTATATTTAAGAAATATGTCTGATACAGCGTGGGAAAAGGCGGATATGCTTCTTAATTTCGGAACACCAACAGAAGAAACGATTAATGGAGTAGTATACAAGGTTTACACTAATCTATATCCATCGCCAACCGATTCATTAGGAGCGAGAAAAGTTTGTTTTACAGAAAATTTAAAATAAAAGGACATGGGACGCAGGAAAGGAAATGTTTATTTTTCGGGCAGTTTAGAGGTTATGGCATCTGCGCCAATAGACGCAAGAAGACTTGTAGAAAAAAAGTCGGATTTGATTAATCCTGATGTATGGAAACATGGCAAGGAAGATACTGATACCAACAAATACTTATACAACGGCTTAGATGTTATTGTTTTCAACGACACCATCGAAAACAACGGCATTTACATATTGAACAACAAGGATAGCTACTATTTAGAAGCCAGTTGGACAAAGCAAACCAGCTCCACCAATATAACTATCCCCGGAGTAAACCCCACAGGCAATTACGACGAAACCACCGACAAAGTATACGATAGTGGCGACACCGTATCCATTGGCGGAGTACTCTATATATGTACGGTAGACGGAACAACCAATATAAAACCCACCGTAACCGCAGGATGGGAAAGCAATTGGGCATTATTCCAACTCAAAGGAGGCACAGGCGCAGTAGGCGAAAGTCCGTATATAAACCAAACAACCAAAAAGTGGGAAATTAAAAAACCCGACGGTTCAATACATCCTTTCGAAGTAGTAGCCGAAGGAAAAGACGGACTAACACCCCGTATCGAAAATGGATATTGGTACGTAGGAAACACAAAATTGGGCAAAGCTACCGGAACAACTATCACCATAGAGATGGTTGATAACAAATACTATTGGTTTAAAGACGGTTCAACCACAGGCGTACTTGCCGAAGGAGTAGCAGGTAAATCGGCCATCGCCAATATAGCACTGAAAGGACTATGGGATAAAGATAAAAACTATTACAATATCGACCCCAAAACAGGTAAAACCGACGTAGTAGTAGGTTCGGACGGCATAATGTATTACGCCCTTGTAAACATGCCCAAAAAAGAGAGCAAAGACCCAGTAACCGATACCGCCCATAATAAATGGGTAGTATTCGCTATGTACGGAGAACCCGGCAAGACAGGCGATACCCCTTATGTTAAAGATGGACTTTGGTATGTAAAAGGAGAAGTACTGCACGACAATACCACAGGCGAAGGCATACGCGCCGCAGGTTCGATAGTAAGCATTAGTACCGACGGATATTGGGAGATAGACGAAACGAAAACCGACCGGAAAGCATCCATAACCATAATAAACGAAACCATCGTAGAGCGCGACACCTACACCTACCCAACGTATGAAGTAACAATAGCTGGTATAAACCCACGCGGACTATTTGTACAAGGGCAAACCTACGACAATGTAAATGTAGCCGAAGACGGAAAAACCGACATGGTAGTAGGTTCAGATGAAAAAGGTTATATCTGTAAGGTAGATGGAACGACCATCGACCCCGTAACCGACACTACCTATACCAATTGGGCTTTATTCTCGATAGCAGGTAATACTGGCAAAACCCCCTACTTGCAAGTAAACCAAGTTGATGGCAAGGTACATTGGTTTATCAATGGAAATGACCAAAGCGTAGTAGCCGAAGGGGTAGACGGCAATCCGGGAGCTAATGGCGTAAACGGATTAGAATGGTACATTAATGCCAAAGGATGTTGGTGCTACCGCCGATACCCCAACACAGGGAATAAAGAGGTAGACGCAATACCCACCGACAACGAAACAAAAATAAAAGCCGAAGTAGACCAGCCCAATATCAGGGAAGGAATGTGGTTTGTAGGAGACACCCCTACAGGCGTACAAGCATTAGGCGAAAGTACCATAGCTAACTTGAATTATTGCGACAACTGGGAAGCTACCGTAAAATATTGGCACAAAAATGCCAGCGTAAACAATTGGACAGACGTAGTATTGGGAGCTGACGACGTATGGTATTACGCCAAAACCGACACCATACCCGTAGGAACAAACCCTTGTAAGCAAGTAAACGGCGTATGGGTATACGACGAAACGAAGAAACAATATTGGGTAGTATTCGCCAGCAAAGGTTCGAGAGGAGCCGACGGAAAAGCCGCCGAACTTCGATGGTTCGAAGGCGTACTACAATGGCGACCACAAGGATCAGGTAACGACGCATGGGTGAACTTGATAACTACAAAAGACTTAGCATTACCGATATTGAGCGATATAGCATCGCCCGTAGGTGGAATAATAATGTGGAGCGGATTAGCCACCAACATACCCGATGGCTATTTGTTGTGTAACGGCGACACTGTACAAAAAACCGAATACCCAATTTTAGTAGAAGCCCTAAAAGGAAGTAATACAGCCAATAGTGCAGAGCTACCCGATTTAAGAGGAAGGTTTGTAGTAGGCTATGCCGATGAAAACATTGATAGCGATATATTTTACAGCAGCGCGGACTATGACAGAATTGGCAAAAAAGGAGGGCTTGCGAAAGTAGGACTTACGATTTACCAAATGCCAAAGCATGACCACAAAGAATCAATAAGCAACAATGATGGTTCAGGATTGACGGCAATTCATAATTCAAATTTAATTGGAACAAGCAACCAATATAGAAGCGGAAAATTAACAGAATCCACCGGAAATAACGAAGCCCACGAAAACCGCCCACCATACTATGTAATAGCCTATATAATAAAAGCATCGTACAGTCCCGATTTGCGTACCCCATACGACACGTACAAACTCACCGTGCCTGATGGACAGACGCCAATGACAGCTCCTGTTTGGTTGGAAAGTATGCGCGGGGAAACAGGGGCAACAGGAATAAACCCCGTAGGCTACTTTAACATTGCAACTACCTATCACGACAAAGATACGGTAGTAATCAATAATCCACTTAATCCGTTGGACGGAAATAGCTATGTATGTAGCGTAACCACCCCCGAAGGACAGCCCGAAGTAACCATAACCGGAATAGAACCAGGAATAACCGCAGGATGGCAAACCAATTGGTATCCATTAGTAATGCGCGGCGCACCCGGAAAGAAAGCCGACACCGTACTAATAAACTACTCCACCGATTCGAGCACCGCTGAAGGTAGCGATTGGCACGCCACACCATCATTGAACGACGTATACGCACGTTTCAGCACCGATGGTGGATTGAATTACGGCAGTCCCATACGTTACAAAGGCGACAAAGGAAATGATGCCGACCCGATACAAATACGCTATTCGGTAGACGGTACGACATGGACAAGCGATGCATCAACACTAAGCAAGTACATCCAATTCAAAGCAAGCAGCACAGCACCGTGGAGCAGCACGATAAGTATATCAGGAGGTTCGAGTGTATTTACAAGCAACACACAAATAAACCTACCCAACACAAAGTCATTTGGGAAATACGCATACAACGCACTAATACCATCCAAAGACAAAACTTTTGAAGAAGTGTTGCGAGATATAGTTACAACGAGCATCCCCCCATCAGTAAGCATCAGTGCAGGTATAACAGGAGCAATCCCCTACAACGATAGCGGATTAGTTGACCGGAATATAACTGTAAGCATGAATGCCAGTATTAATAATTCGGGAGCTAATTGGACGGGAACAACCGCAAAGCGACAATTATGGTACAGGCGAGTAGAAAACCCCGTAGCAGCATGGAAAGAGTTGAAAAACCAGCCCGGCAATTCGGACATTACAGCGAACCAAACAACCTACACACACAATGTGAAAGACTTGTTAGCATCCGAAAATGTAAAAGGATTTGAGTATAAATTCAAAGCCACCGACAGCACAGGAGCCACCGCCGAAACAGCCGAAAGTACAGCAGTAACGCCAGCCTTATATGCAGCCCCAAGTTGTACTATACCATCGGTAACAGGTTCGCGCGAGATGGGCGATATAAATATACCATTAAGTGGACAAATAACCTTAGCCGCACAAAACGGAGTAAGTGTACTATCTTACGGAATACAATGTTCGGTAGAAGAAAACGTATGGAATGTATTAAAATCCGATTCTTATTCAACCGCACCAACAATGCCAATAAGTATATCTTATACGCACAACGAAGCCTACACTTATAGAAATGCCACAAGTATCAGTTATATGATAATAATTATAACCACATCGGCATCTGGAAACCAAACCAAAGATATTAACTTAGGAACGGTAAGTTTTAAATACAATTGGTATGCAACAACAGCCGACATAACAACAATGACCGCGCAGACATTAGTCGCAGCGAGTTCGGTTGTAACCTCAAGTATGGTTATGGAAAGTGGAGCTAACAAACAGTCAATTGAATTTCCACCTTCGTGGGGAACGATAACAAAGTTGGAGCAATTCAACACGCTATCAAATGCATGGGACGTTATTGCGCTATCCACATTTACCCCAACATCGGTAGATAAAACAATACAAGGAGTAGTTAGAAGTTACAAAAAATACACACACAACGGTGCGCTTATTGGAGCACGCCAATTAAGATGGACAGTATAACATGGCACGCACTAAAGGAACATTATCAATATCGGCAAATTTTGAGCCGAAAACAGCATCCCCATTCGATGCCCGTTCGATTGTAGCTACTAAAGCAGAATTAATACTACAAGCAACGTGGCTTAATGCCGACGGAAACGTATATACCTATAAAGGTATGGTTGTTTCTGTTACCGACGACGCAACAGCCGCTAACAATGGCATTTATCGACTTAAAGCCGCAGATTATACAGTAGCAACAAATTGGGAAATAGCTGGAACAGGCGCAAATGGAAGTTCAACGTGGTATTATGGTTCGGAAGCTCCATTAAGCAGTCAATACCTTAATGGAGATTTATACCTTAATACGACAAGTTATGATTTATTTAAAAAAACAAACGGTTCGTGGGGAGCAGCAATAGCCAACCTAAAAGGACTTACGGGAAATGACGGCGCAGCCGGTAAAGGCATATCTTCCACCGCGTATAATTCAGGAACGGGAGTACTCACTATTACATTCTCTGACAGTTCCACTTATAACACAGGCGATTTAAGAGGAGCGGCAGGAGCAGCAGGAGCAGCAGGAAAAGGCATACAATCAACAGCATACAACGCAGGAACGGGAGTTTTAACAATAACGTTTACCGATAGTTCGACATACACAACAGGAGATTTGCGTGGGGCCGCAGGAGCTACCGGTGCAACAGGAGCCGCAGGGAAAGGGATTTCATCGACAGTTTATAGTTCAAGTACGGGTATTCTGACTATTACATTTACTGATAGTTCAACTTACGCTACATCCGATTTGAGAGTAGGTTCAATTGCCGACAACTCAATTACCAACGCCAAATTAGCAAATGTTGCAAGCGGCACAATTAAAGGGCGTAGCTACACAGGAACAGGCGTTGTACATGATATACCGGCAGCCGATGTACTGGTTATGATTGGTGCACAACCAAGATTCAGCACTTCCACGGCTATTAAATATGTGCAATCAGCCACGCCATCTAATCCGAGCAGTGGAGATTTGTGGATTTCAAGTATGACCACTACTACCTACAAAAAATATAGCGCAGCCACCCCGTACTCACCCGCTGGTTGGAGCGCTAGTACCGCATTTAATCCATCGGTAATATATTATATAAATGGGGTGTCTTGT